GAACAGATTAGAAAGTCTTGAAGGTGCTATAGGTGGGATAAGCGATACAGAGAATGCTCAAAAGATTATAGAAGAAAGGTTCGTGGCTATCGAAACGTCAGTAACATACTTAGAAAAACAAATAGATGGAATTGTAATACCCGACAACAGTTCTGATATTGTTTCTCTTAAGACATCGGTAGCCACACTCAATGCTGATGTAGCTACGCTTAAGTCTAATAACAAGAACCCTTTAGCTAATTAAATTTTAGTGTTAAGGGCACTTACTTCTGCTTCTAAATCATTGTGTATAGAAAGAATTTTTTGTTTAGTCTCTCTTAGAATTGTTTCTACAACTTTAAGTTCATAATTTTTAAACAACTTCTTAGCATCTCCAACGGGGAGACTAGACGTTTCTGTTATTAACTTACCTTTGCCATCAAACAATACTTTAAAAGAAATGATGTTAGCTTCCTTGGCTTTCATTATTTATCTCCGTAAAGTTAACTGAATCCTGCTTGCCACGAAGTCCTGCTTTCATGTAAGATGTTGCACGACCTTCAAAGAAGTTCTGGTGTTCAACACCCATCACTTCATCAATCCAACCTAAAGGATTCTCTCGTTGGTCATAATTCGTTTTAAGCCCTAGCTGTAGTAAGCGTCTATCGGCAATGTATCTATTGTAAGCATACATGTCTTTCTTTGTAAGCCCTTGTATGTCTCCCATGTCAAACACTAAGTCTAAGAACTTGTCTTCATGTTCTACCATCTCTCTGCATATCTGATATATCTCCGCTTTAAAATCGTCTGTCCAGATTTCTATGTTCTCTTGTATAAATTCTCTAAAGAGTTTAGTCATCGCTTCAACATGCATTGATTCATCACGAATACTATAAGTTACTATCTGTCCCATGCCTTTCATCTTACCAAATCTAGGAAAGTTTAGCAAGATAGCAAAGCTACTAAACAACTGCAAGCCTTCTGTAAAAGCTGAATAGACTGCTAAAGTTTTAGCAATACTTCTTTTATCTTTTATAGTAGGTTTAAAATCTGTAACGTATTTATGTTTGTTAGCCATCTCTTCGTACTCTGCAAAAGCTTTGTACTCTACATCAGGCAAGCCAACTGTATCAAGTAGTAAGCTGTAGGCATGTTGATGTATTGATTCCATGTTGGCAAACGAACCCATCATCATACGTGCTTCTGGTTTCTTAAAGATACGCATGTACTTGTCAATGTACCCTGCACCTACATCAACATCAGACTGTGTAAACAATCTAAATATCTGTGTAAGTAAATTCTTTTCTACGGGTGATAACTCCTGCCAATCTTTAACGTCTGTGTGCAAGGGTATAGACTCTGGCATCCAATGCATTTGATTCTGTAATACGTAGTAATCAAACATCCAAGGATGGTCAAAGGGTTTGTAATAGTTTCTGGTACTTAATAGGCTCATGTTGTTCTCCTTAACCTTCACAGGCTATGCAATCCACTTCATCTAATTTGATTCGTGGTATTTTAATGTTTACGTTCTCGGCATCCCTTGCTGATTCAGACCTAAAGTAATATAAAGACTTTAGTTTGTGCATGGCATACCAATGAACATCGTTTAGGTACTGTAAATAATCATCGTGAACTTCCTGTGGCTCTGTGGCTTTAGGAGAAACAAAGAATAAATTTACACTTTGACTCTGACAAACATACTGCTGTCTCATGTGAGCATGTTCGACAATCCAAATTTGATTTAACTCATCTGCTGTTTTAAATATTTCTTTTTCTTTATCTGTAAAGATATCCATGTCTTGTATAGAACCTTTCTTAGCAGTTATCTCTTTCCAAATGTCAGTTTTGTTCCCTTTCTTTTTAGATATAATTTTATCTAAGTATTTATTTTTAACTTGGTACGAACCTGATAAAGTTTTGTGCGTAAATATGTTCGCACGATATGGTTCAATGCTAGGGGAAGTGCCACCACATATAATAGAACTACTGGCATTAGGAGCAACAGCCAAAAGATGAGCGTTACGGAGACCTGTACCATTAATGTCAGGAGCTTCACCACGATTTTCTGCAAGAATTTTACTCGCAGCCACGGACTTAGTTTTAATGTGGTTAAAAGCTTTGTTATTAAACCCTGTTGCAAAGATGCCTTCAAACGGGAAGTTATTTTTTTGTAGATAAGCGTGGAAGCCCATTGCTCCCAAGCCAAGTGACCTCTCTCTATAAGCCGAGAAGCTAGACTTAGTAAAGCCTTCCTTACCTTCTCGTATGTGGTTCTTAAATCTTTTAAAGTTTGCATTGTAATCTCCTAATTCTGTTGTGTCTATTGCGTTGTCAATAAAATGTTGAACAACATTGTCTAGCATATTAATTAAATCTGATATAAAATTTTCATCCTTTGACCAAGTATCATAGTGTTCTAAATTAACACTAGACAAACAACAAACTGCTGTTCTTTCTTCGTTGGTTGGTAAAGTTATTTCAGAACATAAGTTACTTTGTTTAATACTTAATCCTAATGCCTTCTGTTCTTTTGGTAGAGATTCATTACAGGTATCTATATTAACCATATAAGGTTCTCCTGTCTCTGCTCTAGTGTTTATAATCTGCCACCATAAATCTCTAGCACTTATAGTTTTAACAGCTTCTCCCGTCTTAGGGTCTATCAATCTCCAGTCTGCGTCTTCTTGTACAGCCTGTAAGAAATCATTGGTTAAGTTAACTCCGTTGTGAATGTTCAAACACTTTCTATTTATATCTCCACCTGATTCTTTTCTGATGTTTATAAACTCTTCTATTTCAGGGTGGTCTATGTCCATGTAAGATGCATAGCTACCTCGTCTTGTGACTCCTTGATTGAACGCTAACATCTGGGAGTCAACTACTTTCATGAATGGTATTGAACCAGTAGAACGACTATTGTTAGCAGTAGCGATGCCATTACTTCTAATATCTCCCCAATATCCACCAATACCTCCACCTGAACTTGCGAGCCATATGTTCTCATCATAGTGAGAAGATAACCCATCACGACTATCAGGTACGTAATTGAGAAAACAGCTAATAGGTAGACCCCTATTAGTTCCCCCATTGCTAAGAATAGGAGTGCTAAACATGAACCATAAGTCGGAACTGTACTGATAAAGTCTTTGAGCCAGTTCAAAATCCGTGACTCCTTTAAAGGTTGCTCCAAAGACGGATGCTCTTGCGAAGGCTTCTTGTGCATGTGTTTCTCCCGATGCTTCATACAGATACCTGTCCTTTAAAGTATCTAAACTGAATTTATTTAATTTGTTTTCTTTATCATAATTTATTTTAATACCTAAGTATTCTTTCTGACCAACCTTGTCTTCGACCATTATTTTTTCCCCTTGTCATTTAGATGTAATGCAATTAACGCGTAGTGTATTATTTTTAAAAGGTCTGCGTCTGATTTACCGTTCTTCTTTCCGTATCTCATGGCGTACTTCATGATGTTACCTATACAAAATCCTTCTCCATGTCCTGCATCTATAATCATATCAGTTGCTTGATACTTAGAGTGAGCGTAGTGCTGTGTATAAGTATCATCTATATACTGTTTAACTCCTCGCAGGTTTAGGTTTTCATCAAATTTATATTCCATATTATTTCATCCATTCTTTAGGTAGTGTATGTTCAGAGAACCACCTAAATTTATTTTTTTCTGCCCACTCTGCGTGGCTTCTTTTACTTCCGTCTTTTCTTCTCTTAGCCTGTGGCATAGGAGAGCTTGGACTAGAAAACAAAAAGACTAACTCTTGATTAGGCTTTAAAGATTTTCTAACCCATATGTATTTGTTGTACTCGTTATAATCCCAGAACCTACCCTTTGCTTCTAGCAAGTATTCTACACCATCTATAACTTTTGTAAAGTCAGGTTCGTACTTGTGTTCAATAACGTACTCAATCTTATCAGAGTGGTGTGACCACTTAGCTAATACATGACTGTGTAGTTTGTACTCCCAACCTGAGTCGTACCCTTTAGGTAAATCTTTTTCAACTGGTCTAACCTTTCTTGGTTTCCTATATCCTCTCTTCATAAAATTCCTTTTTTAATTTTTTATAAAACCACCTCTCAGAGAAGGACGAAAGCATTATTTTATTATTAGCATAGACATGTTTCTGGTCGGGCATATGCTCTTTAAAATTCTTTATGTTTACTTTAGACGCTTCTTTATCAGGCAGTAATGAATGAATCCATTCAACTGTTAATACTTTAGCTTGAGTTCTTAATTTCTTTGCTTGCTTTCCATTCATATAATCTCTCTTACATTAGGTAGTTTCTCAACATTAGTTAGATAAACATTTCCTTTTGCGTAAGCGAATGTTCTTAATCCTTGACCATCATTAGAGTCTGAATAACAAGTAAACTTATGGGGGCAGTAGTTGCATCCCGTTGGTAATTTCATGTTACCAGAGA